AAGTCACTACCTTTATACTTAGCCATTATGCCACCTCACTAATTAACAACCTAAAACGCATAACGCCGTGACGCGTTACACCATCACTATCAATAACCATGTCATGCCTGTCAAACTGACATAACACACTTTGCCCACTCTCTAAAGTCAAGTCTTGATTGTGCAATGCTGCATGGCATTTGTCCATCAAGCCGCGAATCTCTTTTGTTCCCTCGACACGACTGCCAATGTGCAACGTGATAACAGCCTCTAAACCATTATCATCTTTATTAGACCAATCAGCCGCACCGCCATCTTCTAACCATATTTTCGGGAATGCTGTCTTATCGTCTAAAATCTCTTTAACTAAACCAACTAAGCCTGTTGTACCATTTAGTTTTACCCATACCGCTTTAATGTAACTGTTAAACAAACTCATATCGGTGGCACTCCCTGCATATCGCGAATAGCTTGATTAACCGCGTTTTGTACAATAGCAATTGCGACTTGTTTCTTAGCTTGCAACCCCTTAAACATAAACGGACGCGGCTGCAATCCTCTGCTTAAATCGCCATATTCTAAGCGTTTGGCATAAGGTGCGATTGAGTGAAGCGATAAGATACGCACTCTTAAATTCTGTAAATCTGGCTCAATTTGAATTGACCGCGCTAAGAATCCTAAGTCAGTTGCAGGGCTTTCCCCTGCCGCCGATGCTTTGTGTGTTCTATATGTGCCGCTTGCGTTTTTTTTGCGATATGTTTTACCGCCGCGCGGTGCGTGTTCTATGTTTTTTCTAACCTCAGTAGCGACAATCTCACCTGCAATAATGAGATTCGCCTCAAGCCTACGTTTTAAAGCTGCGTTTAATTGTGCTACTAATGACATTATGCAGCCTCCAAAACTAACCGCGAACCATCTTCTAACAATAAAAAGTCGCCTAATTCAAGAAGCATAAAATCAACACGGCTAAAACTATCTGCACTTTCAAGCGTGATGGAATATAACCCCTCTTTGTTATATTCGCCGCTTGTCTCAAAACCGCTAATAATAAACGCGCCTGCGAATATATCGCCATTGTTACTATTGATTTTTACGTTAAGTATTTCGCCAGTGTTGGCCGCGTAACTGATTTTTTTATAACTGTCTGCACTACTTATACAGCCCTGCGCCTTGATGCTCACTGACTGTATGCCGCAATTCTCTAATAACTCGCGCTGTAAATCGCCTTTGCTAGTCACATCAACCGTTTCATTATTTACTGTCATAGTGGTTGTACGCATCGCGGCTAATACCGTGAACACGCTGTCAATCTCAACCTCTAACAAAAATAATGCGCCTTTCATTGGGCTGTCGCTCCCCATAACTCGGCTTTGATGTCGTAAAAGTCTAAATCGTCTTTTAGTCTGCTAATGCCAGTAATGCGGTAATACTCGTTACGATGGACAATGCGTATATTATCGCTGTCGCGTGTTGCTGGCACTGTGACTGCTTGGTTTTGTCTGATTGTAAAAGTATAACCTTGCGTGTGTTGATTCTCACCGCGATAGAACCGCTCACGCTCGCTCTGTGGTGTCGCTTTCGACCATACGCTAACGAGTGTTGACCATGCGCTAGTAAAGCCACCTTGACCATCGCTTGACTTTGTGCATTGTTCAATGGTGATACGGTGCTTTAGTTCGCCAATGTTCATACGTTAAATACTCGGTATTGATTCAACACGCTCACAACATGAGCGGGTAAATCGTAAGAGCCGCGATTATAAAAACGGTATGTGACAAGGTCTTTTAGTGCTTGTGTAAGTGGTGCTAGGCTTGATAATGCTGTCGCCATTGTCCACTCGATAACGATTAGCTCATCATTTGAATAGTCATAATTGAGGCGTAAACAGCCTGTTACTTCATTGAATAAATAATCTGTAATTGTATCGCCGTCAACAGTGACAACGACCGATGATGCGGTAATTCTTGGTGAGTAAAAACGATTTTTAATTGATTCGGCAATATATTTTGTGCGCCAAACTTGAGGGCGTAATACATTTTTAGTGTATGACTCTACCTCGCGTCTGCATGAAGTAATTAAAGAGCTAATCAAACTATCCTCATCACTGTTTTCAACTTTAGCCCATGCTTTAACATCGGCTGTGGTTATCGGTTCACTTCCCGATTCACTGATTAAAATAGACATGATTAGCCCTTTTTATGGTTGGTTAGCTAGGATTAACAGTGCCTTGCAAACGTAAACCAAACTTAACAAACGATGCGCCAACGCTTAATGTAGATGCAGCAGCAGTTACGGCTGTTGCGCGCACATAGCGTTTAAACCCAACATAACCAATGCTAGAAACGCCTGCCGCGCTTAACGCTGCACTTGCTTCGGTATTAGTTAAATTAGCATCTGCAACGGCTGTATAGTCGCTGTTGTTGTCGGATTCTTCGATTAACGGTGTCACACTACCGTCAGTGTATGCGCCAACTTGAAAAATCAACTCCAAGCCCTCGCTGCCTTGACGGTCAATCACCGCACCGACAACATCTTCACCATCGGCAACGGCTGTTAAAGCAATGGCAACGCCTACGCTAACTTGATTGTGTAAATCTTTATTGATAGTCATGTTACATTGCTCCAATTAAGCCTTGAATTCAATAAAACGGACGGCTTCGGAGTTCACCAAATCGCCACCTGTGCGCTTAGTAAAGTACCATTGCACCACATCTGGATTAGTGATGTTGTCACGAATGACATTAACGCCGCGACGGTCAACAATCTGGTAGGCTTGGTTTAAATCACCAACAAACATAGACAAGCTGTCGTTAGCAATATCGGCCATGTGGTCAAAATCAGGAACAACAGGAATACCTAAAATCATGCCAAACGGCGAATCAGTTAAGTTCCAAGTTGGCTGCCAAATAAAGTTACCATCGGAGTCCTGCAACTTCATCGCTTCTGCAAAAGTAAACCGATTCATGCCCCAAATAGCACCCGCACGATAAGCACCGCGTAAGGACATAGCAGCATCAATCAAGATTTTACCGCCGTTAGGAGTAGCAGCAAAACCACCATTAACGCCTGTCTTGAATTTCTGCACTGTACCCCATGCACGGGTATTATCACCTGTGTATGCAGTAGCAACAGTCATCATGCCGCGAGGTTGTAACACACCGTTACCTAATAAGAAGCCGTATGCTTCACCCTCTGCAAAGCCTTGTGCCGCATCATTAACAATCATTGCTTCGATGTCGTAATCCGCATCTTCAAGCATTTCAGTTGTTGCGGTTGGTTTGGCGTAAAGTTTTTTGACTTTGATTTCGTATTGACCAAACTGTTTTGTCGCTGTGGTGCTTGGCGTATTGCCTTGAAAACCCCACGAATAGCTGTTACGCCCATTATCAATCAAACCTGTCACTGTTTCTTTGCCTGTGTTTTTAACATTGGCAAAACGGCGAACAGGTGAATTGTCGCGAATACGTTGGATAATACGACCAGTTGTGTCGGGCGTAGTTAAATAACCACCATCAGGATTAGTAATCGTGCTTAATGCTTTTTGCTCAGTATCGCTTAATTGCATACCGCGCATTTTTTTGAATAACGCGCTTTTTGCTTCACGCACTTCTTTAGTTAAACCATCAACGCCTGTTTGAATTTGTGCAGATTGAGCTGCTTTAATTTCTTGAACGGCTTGAACCAAACCAGTGATGTCGTTTTGAATCGCATCTTGTTTTGATTTTGTTTCGGCTAAAACATCACCATGCTTTTTAAATTCAGCTACGGCTTGTTCTTGGGATTGGCGCAATTGGGATACGGCATTGCCTGCATCATCAATTAACCTCTTGACTTCGGTAATATCAGTCATGGGACTAACCTCGTAATGTTTGATTAAATTTCACTAATGAAGCGGCTAACTCATCATAATTAGGCTCATCATCTCGAATTGCCTTGATTTTACTGATTAGTGTTTTCGCCTCAGAGCGTGATAACTTACAAACATCGCGCAGGTAATGTTCACAGTCTCTTACAGTGTCTAGTTTACACGATTTCATGTCATTGACAAGGGCATTGGGATTCATCGCAAATGTGACAAATGAGTATTCCATAACCGACAATTTTTTGATAATGCGCGTGTCATTGTCATAGCTAAAATCATCAATTCTAAATCCGATGCTTAACCCGTCAATGGCATTGTTTTTAACTAAAGTACGCGCCTCTTGTGCTTTTTGAATATCAAGCAACAACTCACCATCAACCGCTAAACCGTTATCATCTTCGCGCATTGATAGCGTTTTGCCAATTGGTTTATCCCAATCATGCTGCCATAACACACGGACGCGGCTAGGGTCGGCCTTGTCTAGCCATTCGCTAAACGCACCCTTTAAAATAATATCGCCGCCTAAATCTACATTTCCAGTGACGGCTGCATAACCACTAAACGCACCATCGCCCGCTTCTTTAAAATTACTATCAACAAGACTTAACGCCTTTGTGTAATGTAAACGCATATCATAACCCCTCAAAATTATCTAACATCGTAACCCAAAACACACCGACAATTGATAGTATTTTCCGCGCTCGCTGTCGGGTCACTCGGATATTTCATTGATTCACCGCCCACATTAAACGGCTGCCCCATTGGTCGCGTTTGACCATTAGCGTTTTTGTGTGAGTCTCTCACCCGACGACCATCGTTTGTGCTAATCCACTCAACAACAACGTCAAGCCCTGAATCGGTAGCTGCTGACTCTGCCCTTGTGTACTGTGATACATTCGCGGCCTTGTGCGTTTCTGTACGCGCTATGGTCATCGCTCGGCTCACTGAGTTTTGACCGCCTATCCTGTTTGCAATGGCATTTGCCACCTTAGTCGGTGTCGCTGCGTAAGGGTCGGCTATACTTGCTT